ATACGAACCTGTTGATTTAATAATTTCTATTGATAATCCATTTTCAGGAGATAATTTAGAAACAACAGAAAATAGATTAAAACATTATGGGTTAGAAGATGAACGAATTAAAATAGTTCACTTTCCTAATAGAGAGGATTATATTAAATTATTAAGATCTAGTAATGTATTTTTATCTTGTGCTAGATCAGAAGGGTGGAATTTACCTTTAATCGAAGCAATGGCTTGTGGAACACCCTCAATCTATTCAAACTGTTCAGGTCAGTTAGAATTTGCTGAAGGTAAAGGTATTCCTGTAAATATTATTGGTGAAAAATCAGCAAATGATTCGTCATATAATCATTTTAATGGATATGATGGAAACTATTATGAACCTGATTTTAAAGATTTAGGTAAAAAAATGCGGGAAGTTGTTAATCATTATTCAAAATATAAACAACTTGCTTTAAAAGAATCTGAAGAAATTTGTAATGATTTTAATTGGGAAAAAATAGGTGAAATTGGATATAAAACTATAATGGAATTTTATGATAAAATGAATTCTGAAGAATATAAAAATCAAATCCCCCAAAATGAAATTAAAGTAAGTTATTTAGAAGGACCTAAAGTTGAAATTATTGGCGATAAAGATGAAGAATATTTTGTTGAATTTTTAGATGAAAATGGAAAATTAATTCATAGTGATAATATTAGTAATAATATGTGGACTTCGTGTTCTAGAAAGTATTATACTAAATGGAAAATTAAAGTTAATGGAGTTATTATTGATGAATTTGACCTTACTAATAGACGTGTATTAATTGGTTTAGAATCAAAATCTATTGGTGATACTATTGCTTGGACTCCTTATGCTGTAGAATTTGCTAAAAAACACAATTGTAAAGTAATTTTAAGCACGTTCCATAATGAATGGTTTAAAGGATTAGATGCCTATAAAGACATTGAATTTATTGAACCTGGACAATTAACAGAATGTTATGCTATATATAAAATAGGATGGTTTAGGGGAGAATCAGGAAAATGGGATAAACTTGATATGTATCCTAATTATCCTCAAACACAACCTTTACAAAAAACAGCATCTGATATTTTAGGTTTAGAATTTAAAGAATTAAACCATGGGATAAATTTTAAACCAAAACCTAAATCAACAAAAACAGATTATATAGTTATAGCTCCCGAATCAACAACAGGTTGTAAAGAATGGCCTTATGATAGTTGGGTAGCATTATCTAAAATGTTACGTGAATTAGGTTATACTGTAGTTACTCTTACAATTAAACCATATAATATAAAAGGCAATTTAAATATTCATGGAAAAACGTTGAATGAGTCTATGGACATTTTATATAACGCAAAATTTTTAATAGGATTAAGTTCAGGCTTATCTTGGATAAATTGGGCTTTAGGAAAACAAACAGTAATGATAAGTGGTTTTTCTTCAAAAGATCATGAATTTCAATCTAATAATATAAGAATTCAAAATGAACATGCTTGTAATTCATGTTGGGGAAATACTAATTTTACTTTTGATCCTGGAGATTGGGATTGGTGTCCTATTTGGAAAGGAACAGATAAACAACACATTTGTGAAAAATCCATTTCATCATTAAACGTATTTAATTTATTACCTTTTTAAAAACAATAATATTTATTAATAAACATGGCAACTTTAAATCCATCAAACGTAATAAACGGCAATACTATAGAAGCATCCGATATAGCACAATTATATAAAGCTTTTGGCACAGGTTCAGGTGCTGATATTACTGGATTAAGTATGACAGGTAGTATAACTAATGCTAATGTGGCTACATCAGCAACATCAGCTTCTAATATTACTACAGCAGTTACTGGTGGTGGCACTCATTATTTAACATTTGTTGATCAAGCTGGAACTCGTCCTCCAAAAGTTGCTTCGCTTTTAGAATATAATGCTGCTACTAATAATTTAACAGTTACGGCTTCTTTTGCTACTACGGCTTCATTTGCTTTAAATTCCAGTGTTACGCAAGTTAATACTCAATATTATGATAATGGAGTAAACACTGTTCCCGCTGATTTTAAATTTGTAGCTGGTAAAATAGCTATGACTAGTGGAGCTGCTACAAGTAGTATATTTACTAATTTAATTGGTAAAGTAATAGGTAATACAGTATGGATTAATGCTTCTTATCCCGAAGCATTCACAACAACCCCCGGTCAATCTCTTCTTAAAGTTAACGTATCTGCCAGTGGACAAGTATTAATTAGTGGTGCCCCTTCAGATACAGGAACAGTTATATTTACAGGAATATATATTTAATAAATAATAAATGACAACACAAGTTTTAACCCCCGAAGAACTACAAAAAGTTCAAAGTTTACAGTCTAAAAGAGATCAATTAACTATTGATTTTGGTTATATTGAATATCAAATTCAAGAATTAGAACTAAAAAAAGAATCTCTTATTGAGTCCTTACTTCAATTAAAAAACGAAGAAATCCAAATTGGTAAAGAAATTTCCGAAAAATATGGAGAAGGAAAAATCAATATCACAAAAGGAGAATTCACCAGTTTTAATTAATTTTGACTTTTTCTATAATATTTATTATGGAATAAAATCAATATATTTTTAGAAACATGGCAAACACATTAATATCACCTGGCGTACTCTCAATTGAAAACGATCAGTCCTTTATTACGCAACAACCCGTAACAGTAGGTGCTGCGATTATTGGTCCAACAGTTAAAGGTCCTGTAGAAGTTCCAACAATTTGTACCTCGTACACTGATTACCAAAATAAATTTGGTACTACTTTTGTAAGTGGTAGTCAACAGTATTCATATTTTACTTCTATTGCTGCCTATAATTATTTCTTAAATGGTGGAGAAACTTTATTAGTAGCTAGAGTAGTAAGTGGAACTTTTTCTGAAGCAAACTCAACTCCTATTACTAATGGAGAATTAGCAACAACTGCTTCGGCTACTCTTGGTATAACTCCATTCTCAGCAAGTTTTGCTGCTGTTGGTTCTAGTTCATTTAGCGTGAATGGTATTGCTTTTAACTTTACAGGAGGAGCATTTGCTAACACCGCAGCACAGATTAATATTAATGCTTCTGGATTTACAACTCCAACAACATTTGCGGCTGGAGTAGTAACTGCTTTAAATTTTAGTTCTTCAGTATCTCCTTATAATACAAGTGCTTCATTACTTCACCTTACAGCATCTAGTACAGTTGCTACTTTAAATTTATTTACTACAGCATCACAAATAGGAACTGTATTTTCAGCTGATACATTAAATGCCTATACAGTTGTGTCGGCAAGTGTTACTACTAACTTTAGTGGTGCTACAAACGAAGAAGCTTTAGTATTAAAAACTATTTCTGAAGGAACTATTATGAATAGTTCTAGCTCATTAGATGTTAGTGGTTCATTAGCATCTGGTTCAGAAGATAATATTAGATTCCAAATCGCAAACAGTGATACTGCTGCTGGAACATTTAGTTTAATTATTCGTCAAGGTAATGATAATACAAATGAACAAATTGTATTAGAAACTTGGACTAACTTATCAATGGATCCTACAGCTCCAAACTATGTAGCTAGAGTAATTGGTGATCAAGTTAAAGTATATAGTTCTGTAGATGGTCCACAAATTAACGTTACTGGTGATTATCCTAATGCCTCTAGATATGTTTATGTGTCTAGCGTAGCAACACCAACACCTCTTTATTTTGATAATAATGGTATAGCTAAATCTCAATTTACCGGTTCTATTCCTACAAATAAAAACGGTTCATTTACCGGAGCTAATGGTAATTTATTTGGAGCAGGAGCTAAATTTAATAATGCTATTATTAATAGTGTTACTAACACTCAAGGTTTAACAGGTAGTGATTATAATACTATGATCGATTTATTAGCTAACCAAGATGATTATAGATTTAATGTATTAATTACTCCTGGATTATTTGCTAACCAAGCAAACATAGGTACTTCTCAAGTAACTACTATTATTAACAACACAATGAATCGTGGTGATAATATTTATATTACTGATTTAGTGCCTTTTGGTTCAACTGTTAGTGATGCCACATCAGCCGCAAATTCGAAAAACACTTCATATGCTGCCTCGTATTGGCCTTGGGTTCAAGTAGTTGATCCTAACACAGCCCAATTAGTATGGGTGCCTGCCTCAACGTTAGTAGCCGGTGTATACGCGTATAATGACAACGTAAGTGAACCTTGGTTCGCTCCGGCCGGTATTAACAGAGGTGGTTTATCTACGGTAGTAAGAGCTGAAAAGAAATTAACTCAAGCACAACGTGATACTTTATATATAAACAAAGTTAACCCAATTGCTACTTTTCCTGGAACAGGAGTTGTAGTTTACGGACAGAAAACATTACAAACTAAAGCAAGTGCTTTGGATCGTGTAAACGTTCGTCGTTTATTGATTTCTCTTAAATCATACATCGGTCAAGTTGCTAATAACTTAGTATTCGAACAAAATACTATAGCTACACGAAATGCTTTCTTAGCTCAAGTTAACCCATTCATGGAATCAGTTCAACAACGTCAAGGTTTGTATGCTTTTAAAGTAGTAATGGACTCAAGCAACAATACTCCAGATGTAATCGATAGAAACCAATTAGTAGGACAAATTTACTTACAACCGACTAAGACTGCTGAATTCATTTACTTGAACTTCAACATCTTACCAACAGGAGTATCTTTCCCAGCATAATTTTTTAAAAACGGAATATTTATAACAAAACAAAAATAAAATAATAACATGGCAATCTTAGATCCAAACGAAATATTTTTTACCGCCTTTGAACCCAAACAGGCAAATCGATTCATTATGTATGTAGATGGTATTCCATCATATGTTATTAAAGCAATCTCAGCTGTAACTCTTGAACAAGGTGAAGTGGTTCTTAACCATATCAACGTTTACTCAAAAGTAAAAGGCAAAACTAAATGG